CAAACATTCTGCATAAAGAGATTAACAAACCTATTGAGATGTAGGGAGATGATATTATTGTACATGCAGATCACGATCAAGGCGGAGTACATCAAACTAAAGGAAAAGCATCTGTGAGTATTACATACTCAAAAGATAATGTAGCTATTGGCCATACAGGTATTAACATTAATGCAGGCAAGAAAGCACCGGCTTTTGCCTATAGCACTAATTTGAATAACGAACAAGTTAATAAGTTTCAAAATACTGTACATCACCAGTTCTACACTATGGTAGATAATATTTTTATTGCTACTTCTAAGGTAATTGTTTAATGTTTGAGTATATAAACAGTATACTTTTTAAAACTAAGGGACCAGGTACGGAAAATCTTAATGAAAATTCTGATTTTCAGCCGTACCTGGTCCAGCGGTGGTGCAGTATGCATTCAGCTGAAATAGCTGTCTTATTAAATCAAACTAGTAACGTTTCTTGGTCCGCTTTGCAAAACAATACTATGTGGTTTCAGTATATGACCAGTACTATACCTAAGTGCAAATTTCAGAGAATAAATTACATCAAAAAGAAAAAAGATACTGAAACGGTTAAAAGCCAAAAAGAAATTATCAACAAGGTTGCAAATAACCTTGAAATTTCAACTAGAGAAGTAAATTCTTATATACAAGAATTTAATTTACAACTACCACATGAAAAAAAGTGAAATAGCACTAGAAAAAGCCACTAAAAATATGAGTAAAGCTGATAGGGAGAAAGCCTATCAAGCTTTTGAAGATGTTGGCACTGACACTAATAAAGGCATGGTTCGTCTCGAGGACTATACTAATTCAGATTTAAATCTTACAGGCTGGAAGCTAACTAATGTTCTTGACGATATTCTTATGTGTCAGTTCGTAGATATTAATGAGGACGGCACGCAGATTTTTAGAGGTGGGATTTGGGTACCAGTTAATGCTGTACAGCAAGCTTGGAGAGTTGCTAAAGTATTACTTGCCGGACCTCGAGCAAAAGTAAAGCCAGGCCAGTATGTAATTTTCCCAAGTACCTTTGGACTTAAAGCAAGTAATATAAATAATCTTAGACATATAGTTTTTCTTAATGAAGATAGAATTTTTGGTGTAGCAGAAAAAGAATGAGAGTATCCCAAACAGCATTAGTAGCTCTTCTCAATAAAAACGCCGTAGAACTTAAGTTTCTACGGCGTCGTCCTTTAGAAGGGGATATGCCAACAAGAAGAATGTTGGCCACTAATGATACTATCTTATTAAATAGTTCCGCTGGAAGAGTAGCATTAAATTTTAGACCAGCTACTGGCCGACTAAAATTCAACCCCGCTTCAAAACGTTTAGTTTTAACCTGGGATATATTTATGCAGGATTATCGATTGGTACCTGCTGATGCAGTTGAGATCATTAGTGTTATACCTACAACCCCGCCTGAACAATTCTGGAAATACTTTAGCGACGTATTAAGTAAAATGTCTGCAACTGATAAACAACAGTTTATGGACAAGTAATATGATAGACATTTTAGATAATTTTATTAAACCTTATTTTCTTAAAGACGTAATTTTTACCCTTAAAAATAAAACCTATAAAAAAGGTAAACTAGTTAATTTTAAGATTTCAGGCTGTTATGTATCTTTTATTTTAAACACTGAAAAAAAGAAAGAATCTTTTGAGATACCTTTTCCATTTGCTGTAACAGAGAAGAATAATCAAATTACCTTTGATTATAAATTAGAAACATTAGCTGAACAAGACTTTGAGTTGCTTATTAATTTGAAGTCAACTACTAAAGTAAAAAACAGCAAGTTTTATAATGCAGTACTTACAATTAATAAATTGAATTAGTTGTAAGTTAGAGTACTATATAGGGCTGATGAACCTTGTTAAGCCCTTGATTGAATATTTTCCTGAAGGCTATACGCCACGGCCTCATCAAATAACTGGGCTTGAAAAGCTCGATGCTTCTCTAAGAAAAGAAGCTAAGTTCATTATCATACAAGCCCCCACCGGTTCCGGTAAATCTTTTATCAGTAAGACTCTATCAAATATAACCCGGGAGTGCGATAATGAGTATCAGCGTTTAGTTTTTAACTATTACGCCTTCGATGAAGATTACGCAGGCGCTATTGCAAAATTGCCACCGCACGGCCTTTTTGCTTTAACAACGACCAAGGCTTTACAGAATCAATATAAAGATCTGTTTAATGAATCCTCTATTTTTAAAGGTAAGAGCAACTATCAGTGCGATATTGATAATAGTTTAACTACTGAGCATGCTCCCTGTCTAATCTCGCCTAAGCAAAAGAAGGAATGCTGGGACGATCATTGCTGCCCGTACTACGAGTCCCGCAATAGTGCTTTAATTGAAAAATTCGCGGTGCTAAATTATGCATCTTTTTTCAATCTTCCTAATCATCTTAAAAAGAGACAGATACTAGTTGCGGACGAATGCTCAGAGTTAGAAGATGAAATTGTTAAATACTATTCTGCTGAAATTGATTACAGACGTTTAACTGTAAACAATATAGAATTTGACAAGTTAACTAGTGAAGTACCGGCTAAAGCTCTTGGTTGGCTTACTGATCTAGCTGGTAATGTACAGAAAGCTATTGAAGATCATAAAGGCCGCGCTCGTTATGAGAATAATAAAATTGAGCTTATTAAACAGCAATTTAGAAAAGACCTTTATGAATCGATAATTAATATTATCGATCATTGGGATAAGACTCAATATATAATTGAAAAAGACGGGGAAAAAGCTACTTTTACCCCGCTTAAAATAGATACCTTAACTCATTGCTTATTTGATTATGCCGATACGGTTATATTAATGAGTGCAACTATCGTTGATAAGAATATCTTTGCAAAGACTCTTGGTATAAAAGATTTTGAATATATAGAGTTTGAATCTACCTTTGATCCAAAGAAGAGCCCTATATATTGCCATAGCAAATACCCGCTAAATTACAAAACTCTAGAGAACAATCTACCTCCAGTGGTAGATATTACCCACAGTGTAGCCGAAAAACATAAAGGCGAGAAGGGCATTATACACACCCATTCATTTGCTATTACTCAAGCAGTTCAAAAGAAACTAAAAGGTAAACGTTTTTTATACAGAGAAGAAGGTACTACCAATGAAATTATTATTAAAGAACACACTCTTCGTAAGGATGATACCGTTCTTGTTAGTCCATCTTTGACTATGGGGTTAGACCTTAAAGGGGATTTAGGTAGATGGCAAATTATCATAAAGATGCCATACCCCTCCCTAGCAAGTAAGCGGATTAAAAAACTTTTCGAAATTGACTCTAGCTGGTATAGAATGAAAATGTTTATATCTCTTATACAAGCTTGCGGTCGCTGTACACGTAGCGCTGAAGACGAGAGTACTACATATATCCTAGATGGTACATCAGTAAAGACTATTATTGATAATAGACATGTTCTGCCTAAACACTTCTTAGATCGTATTATGTAAGTAATATTGTGCAGAAGTACACATATCACTGGGAAGTAAAGGATTTATTAACCCAATTTTTACAGGCCTTTGACGGGGCCATAGTAAAGCGTTATGATAATAACCGTCAAGCCGGTAATAATGTAGCGGTTAGATATGTTTATTCCCCTAAACAAAGAGTTTTACACGATTTAATTAATAAGGCTCAGCATATAACTTTACCCGCAGTTTCTTTTTGGATAAGTAGTATAAGCAGAGATCCTAGTAGAGTATTCAATAAACTAGAAGGTCAGTACTGGACCAATACCACCACTTCAGTTTATAACAAAAGTTCTTCTAATACTAATTTACAACCAGTACCTGTTAATATAGAAGTAAGCGTTAGTATTTTAACTCGGTTTCAGACTGATATGGATCAAATTTTAAGTAATTTCGTTCCGTATAGTGATCCTTATTTTATTATTTCCTGGACTAGAGAAGGAATGCCAGGGCTAGAAATACGTTCAGAAGTTCTATGGGGTGGTAGTTTAAATATGACATACCCAGTTGAGCAATCAGATACACAGCCTACTCGGGTTATCTGTGATACTAGTTTCACTATAAAAGGGTGGCTATTTAAATACGATGCAGACCCTATTGGTAGAATATTTAAAATTGAAAATAATTTTTACCCGGTCTCTGGAGTACCCACCTTACAAAATATTGACTCTCTCGTTAACCCTACACTAACTGAAACGTTTATACTTTCAGCTCGGCCGGTTATTGCGTATAGTTCAGCTTGGTTTGCACAGCGCTCTCTTTCAGGTATTATAGAAATATATGGGGATATGTATTCTCATACTAATAATGTTTACCTTAGTGGTAGTACGGGTATGTTTACAGGCACTACCACAATTAACCCGTTTTCAGCTTCTACAAGTTTATCTGCGTCTTATCCTGCCCTTACAGGTGTTGTACCCGCTTTAGATTACTACGCTATAAGTGACAACAAGATGATAGTAACGTATCAAGCACCCGCCGGGATTGGAAGCTTAGATATAATAGTAGTTAATGATGCTGGCTACACTAAACTTTCAACCGATTCGTATAACCCTAATTATTCAACTCAGTACCCTTACGTCTCGGGGGTACAAGTAACAAACCCTAACTAGTATGAGTTTAATAACAGCCGGTCTAATTAATCATCTCGACGCTAATGTTCTTTTGTTATCTGGCTTT